ATTGAGTTACTGAAAACCCTAGAACGGTATTAGTCATTAAGCTACGTCGCCAAGATTTGTATAGACATTCGCTTTTGTTGCACGAACAAATATAATATCATTGTCATCACCCATTACAGCAGTCCCTAAGGTATACTGATACTGTGGTGCAGCGCTTTCAGTGTCAAGATCTTGTCCAATTAAATTGAACTTAGCAATTCCAGCATTCGCAAAAGCTGTTTGACCAACAGTGCTATAAGGAACGTTTGTATATGGATAATACAACGCAAATGTGCTGGAGGATAGAACCACAACTTGAAAGGTTTGGTTATTCAGAGCATACATACCAGTTGCGGAAGCTACTGGAGTTGATCTGAAATTGGTTGCACGAACGAATTGACCGGTAGTCAAGCCATGACCTGCAAATGTTACAACAGCAGGACTAGCAGCGGTAATCGCAGTAGGCGAAAAACCAGTAGCAGCGAATCCAGAGCCATCAGATAACTCTGTTACGCCGTTTGTAGTTTCTAGCACTGAAGATAAATCCGTTGTGCCTCTAGAAACAATAAGAGCGCCACCAACATCATCTGTTAATCCATCAATCCATATACCACTAATGTTCTTTGCATCAGTTGCATACTTAGTGTTGTTCCACCATTCAATCATGTCAGCTTGAAAAGGCAATGTGATATCATACGCAGCAGCAGCAGACTGAATTCTGAACATCGCTACGTTACAATCATTAAAATTTGTTACAGCCATATTGTATCCTAGGGTTATGGATGAGTTGAAAGTAAATTTATGATTCAGGAGTCATCCAAAATGGTGCATCCGACCCTTCCCTTCCATCCCATAGTTGAACGTTGGTTCAAACTATCATTACCCCAACCAAGTGGCTTGATAATCATCTCTAGAGACTGATCGTCAATAGTAATGGTTCCATATCCATTGGCAGCAAATATTAGGTTTGAATATACAGCAGGGGTTGCAGTAGACTTATAAGCCTCTGTAGTCATAACAATACGAACTTCATCACATGCACCAAGTTCAGATTCAAGAATCGATTGCTGACGTGGATATGCAGCAGTCGGAACGAATGTGCTTAGTTGCTTGATATTAGTTCTAAGATCTGTTGAAATAGCCATCCAGTAGGCTTGCCAGACTGGTGCAGTACCTTCCGCATTACGTCCCTCGATATTCGGAGCCATGCGCTTTCCGTTGTTTCCAACAAGATAGTCTACAGCTAGTTCTAGATCGGGAACCGTGATTTCAGTGATCGCATTTCCATTCTGACCATTTAGGCAAGAGATTTGCGACGCTGTAGCCACAAGCATATTACGATAGATTTTGTCGTAACTAGATGCTTGGTTTTGTGCAAGCATGTCTGCTACTTCGTTAGCCGTTTCATCTTGTACTAAAATGATAACGTCATCTGTTAGCTCTACGACCTTTCCGTACTGAGATACAACCGCAGTAACGTCAAACTTGTTGACTTGCTCTGGATTTGGGGTAACCCCTTCAGACAAAGGTGTAAGAGAATCTGTAAGGTTTTCGAAGCGTCTAAAGATAGCTGTCTTCGAATTCTTTTGTGGGATACGTCTTTGTTGGGAGAAAAATCCATAAACATAATATGGTTGATGTCTATCCAACAGAACGTTATCAAAGTATAATTGAACCTCGGGATCTACTTGCGTAGTCGTGGTTAATCCATTTGTTGCCATTTAGGTGTCCTAGTTAGGCCCTGGCTAACATCTTCCGTCTGTAATCTCTAAACTCCGGTTTTCCTTGGATTGACTTTAAATAGTCTGCATTGCTACCATTAGACGTTTTAGCGATCGTGGCTGGATTCCCAGGTTTCTGTGAATTCTCAACGATTCGTTTTGCCTCTGCTTGTGGCCTGATAAACTTACTAGCAGGGGCAACTTGATCATGGGGCATGTAGTCTTGGACAATCTCGTATGCTCTAGCATACCGGTTGGGAGCGGATTCGATGGTTTGTGTTAACCAAGGCTTTCGTTTAATAATTTCTGGTAAGTGTGCTTCTATTAAAGCCACCGCATCAGGCTTGGAGTCGCAAAATGCTTCTTCAAGAAACTCACGCTTGTTTGCGAATGTCGTCTTATCTAGACGCTTTTTCATTTCGGCTTTAGTGATAAATTCTTCGTCATCTTCTTCTGGTTCTTCCGGAGCAATATTTGCTTTAGATTTAACCATTAGTTCTTGCAAAGCTCTGTTTTGAGCTTCTACGTCTTGACGCTTACGTCTTTCAGCCTCTAAGGCCTCAAGGGGAACTGTTCTAGGTGTTTCCACCACTACAGTTTGTTCCGCTTCGATCTCTGGTAGCTCGGAGTCAACTACTGGATCGCTAAATTGTTCTTCTGTCATTATTCACCCGTTTATTCGCCCATATGGTGGCGGCCCAATCTAATGGCGACTTAGACTATTACGCCCTTTTTAGCCCGTTTGTTTTTGGTGGACTGAACACTGATCGTTTTATTAATCGTGGGTAGTCGTAAACTTCCGTCGGGATTCATGATCCACAACAAAGTTTTGACTCCTCGACGGTTGTCGACCTCGTAGACAAATGAATTCATGATTACTGGTGGCTTGTCTAAACAAGCTTCGAGAAATGTTTTACCGACGGATCCGCCATATTCTTCTGGGAATTTGACTTTGCCCAAGATTCAATAAACGTCTTTTTCAGTGTTCGCGTTAATTATTTTCTCCATCTCGGAGTTGAAGTGAGTCATTAGACCCTGACGCGCATCTGCATTGGCTTTTATTTGATCTTCTTTTGGTAAAACTAGCATCCAGGTTGACCCCTTAGTCTTTCATTCATAGCTTGCGCACGCTTGCCACTCATGACTTTTCCACGATCTGAATTCATACCATCGCCCATATCTCCATCTAGGGTAGATCCCTTACGTGGTACGGACATTGGATTTCTATTAGTGCTGTGCACGCCTTTTGCAGCAGGCCCAGCGTTACCCCTAGGTGGCGTATAGCCTGAACCATAAGCGGTCATTTTTTCCATTTTTTGACTAGCCATCTGGCTGTTCTCCTTGTAGTGTTTGCGCGAATTCTCTATCCGCGTTGAGCGTCTCTTGGACATGTTGAGCACTCTCAAGAGATGATTCATGCGCAAAGCGTAAACTCTCTAAGAAGTGCGAACGATCTAGGTCTTCGATTTCTGCGTATGTCTTGGCATTATCTAAGACTGCTTTCGCGTGATTTTGTTCAGCTTCGGATATTCTTTCTCGTGCTAATCCAAGATCCGCCATCACGCGAGCACGACGTTCTTGAGCCAGCGCAAGATTGTTTTCAATCTGTGAGGCTTCAAGTTCTGCTTGGCGCTGTTCGGCAGCGATTGCTAAGTCGGCTTGTTGAGATTGTTGTTGAGCGATCTGTTGCATTTTCTGGCGTAAACGAACCTTGCCTTGCAGAGGTGCAGCTTCGATGATCTCATCATCTGGAATAGCAATTCCCATTTCTCTTAGTTGTAATAGCTGATAGTAATAAGCTGCTTGTTGCGTCTGCGTTAATATAGCTTGCTTGATTACAGAGTCGTATTGACCAAACTCACCAGAGAAGAATTCAGGCGTTGGCTCGCGCTTGGTGATTCGGTAGACTTTTCCGGGAGTGAAATTGATCTGGATTGCTCTTAAGACTAGATCTCCAAGCCATTTTAACGATTGCTCAAGATTGTCAAAGAGCCCTCTGTTGCCCTTGAGACCATTAGACGCGCGCACTTCCGCGAGACGACCAGACACCTGTGAATCCCCAGTACTTGAGATACCGAGTAACTCTTCGGACCCTCCAGGTATCTCCATAATGTTCTTGTCGATAATGTCTTGGTACTGTAAGTAGCCTTGTGGGACGCTTGGAGGATTGATTTCCCTAATATCTGCGTTAACATCAAAGCCATCATTTAAAACCACGTTTCTGGATTGACCAGATTGTAATAACATTGTTGGATCAACAACTGCACCGTTTTTAGAAATCCATCCAGTATTAATTACAGATTCCATTAAATCAATTATCTGAGAATGCCTACGGTTATATTGTCTTTGAGCATCTCTAATAGATCTAACTATTCCTTGCAGTTTTAATTCATATGTATCAATTAACGGTTCAAAATACGCAATTATCGGAATAAAAGGGAAAGTATCAAGGCCAGTGGGATCAGGGCCAGAATAAAGCAAGCGACCACCCACGATAATGTTAAGCTCAATTGTTCTCTTGTAGGAATTGATAAGTTGTATGTTTCCCTCTTGAGCAATGGTATCCTTGAGAGTCTTTTCCTCGGCATCACTTCCATTTCATTCCTGAGTTACACCAGTCTCCAGATCAACCAGAAACTTTTGTGGCTTGTTTATTCGAACCCAATGTTGGTCATACGTTAATAAGTTCTTTGCAATATACGTAGAGTTATATTGTCTATAGATTCCAAGGTATTGATATTTGTTATCTCTGATACCAGTAGGTATGTTGTCAATAACTTCAGGGGGAACATTTGGCAACATGCACTTGACTTGTTCACGGCTTAGAAGGTCTCTTGTAGATGCTTGGTCGCAGTCCTCAAGGCTTCTCTTAGTAAAATAAGGGTCAAGCATTATAGCATTAAATGGCTTCCAGTAAAACTTGATATCACCATTAACTTTGTCTTTTGTGTAGTCTACATATATTCCAACAATGGATAGCCCGGTCTTCAATGAATGCTCGAAGGCTTCTGAGATAACATGATGTGCATCACCTTTCTCGTATACATACAACATCACATCTGATAATATATCAGCAGTCTCTTCGTCTGAATCTTCGATTGGGGCTACAACAGTGCTCATGCGGTTTTCACGCTCGAAACCGCTATAGAGATTAACTACACGACGGATCTTGTTTAATTCCAAGACCATTCGTTTTTGTTGTTCTAGAGATGTACGTTCAACTTGGGTTCAATTCGAGCCTGCATATGATCGTAGATCATTATATGCAGCAGCATAGTAGACACCTCATGTACGATAAGCGTCGTAAAAGAATTGATTGAATTTATAGACTTTATCGTTGCTCTGAGGTAAATACATCGTGGATTTGTCTTGATAATCGTTTTGAGTCTCTAATCGTGATTATTATGATCGACTAATTAAATGTCGAATTCACCACACCATTCACTGTCTTGCACTATGGGAAATACACATGCATCTTCTGAGATAACCTTGGGAGGATACCTTCTACACTCTCCATAATCAGAAACCAAATGATCAGAATCGATATCCATGTCCAGATCATACAAGTACGCAGAAAAGAAGCGACATCTCTTGCAGCATTTGAAATTATCATCTTCATCTTCCATAATGTTCATTTTATTACATGTGTTGATATCGTAATTTTTTCCATTCTTCAGCCGTAAGCCCTCGACCAATCTGCATTTTATTCATGGCTTGCACGCCATAAATCAAAGCCTTGGCACCATGACTTGCCCAATCGTGCAAAGATTTCTCTCTGTAACAACCAAGCTTTTCATTCCATTCCTTTTTAAATGCATCAATAGCTTTTATTCCCTTATCGCATTTAGATTGATCAAACCAGAATCTAACAAATGCATTTCTCACGGCTTCAATTCCATACATCTCATTGTCATCCATTGGAATGATCTCTACTTTCAAACCTAGTCCACGCGCAACATCTGCGTAGGATTTTCCGGTTGCTTGGCTGCGAGAACCGGCATCATGAGGCATGTAATGTTTTTCAAATGCATAAGGTTTTTTCTTTATCCAGTTAATATAATGTGGCAAAGATTCATCTGAGTTTTCATAATAATCTAAAAAGTGAACTTCATTTCCAACTAATTGCCATACCCAAATTGCAGTGTCATCCCCAATCCCAATATCTCAGCTGCTAAATGTAAGCGCATGTTCATCATGAGGCACATTACAGATGCGTTTCTCAATTCTTGCTCTGGTCATCTGCTGACCCCAATAAAGACCTTCGTTGGCACTAAGAAATGATTCTTCAGGTGTGCTTGGATATTCTCTAGTCATGTATTCGCCTTGTGTATCAGCTTTCTTTATATACCAAGCTTTCTGTCCATCAGTTAGTTTCATATTTAATTCACTTTCAATACTTAGAAAGTACTCTTCATTTTCTTTAGTAATCTTCACTCCATTATCTTCAATCGAATAGCTAGGTTCTTTTCACCACGGAAAGAACCAAAACTTTCAGTCAAGTTTTCCAAGATTTGCTCCGGAAGCTTCTTTTTCCATCGCTGTTTTGCACATGTTGTAAAACGCTCCTCCACGCCCTCTAGCAGTGCTTTCAATGCAACAGAACTGGCCAGCTTGTAGCGTATTAATCGCTCCTGAGATAATCTCATTAGCTTTTTTGGGGTTCTCGACGCATATCTTGGCAAACTCTGTGATATGGAGTAACTGCAAGGTTCCAGAACGTAAGCTTGTTCCCACACGGAATACAGAACCATTTTCAAATCTCAACTCGTTTACGTTATCTCGTTTTGCGTGTGATAACTCTTTAATACAATCTGGCAAATTGTCGTAAGCAAACTTAACTTTGTCCACGAATATTTCTTTTGCATTCAACTTGTTATCGGCAATGATCGCGGCATTGACGTTGTCATTTCATAAACAGGTATCTAAAAAAAGCAGCGCATGATATGTTGTGATGCCAAGTTGCCGTGCTTTCAAAATCAAGTTTAAGTAATGTGGCTTCAATAACTGTTTTTGCGCTCAATTTGGGTTAAATAGAACTTTATTTCCAGATTTGTCTTTTATGTAATATAAGTTAGAGAGCCTTCATTGCTTATCTTTTAATAGATCTCAAGCGGGTTTGTCTTCCATTATTCCTCTCGATTAGCCACAGGAAAATTAGCCGGGTAAAAATCTCCGTTAACTTCAACTCATTTTACAAAGATATTCTTTCTAGAGACTGTACGGACATTCATGTCAGCACAGTC